GTGGTCTGTGAGTACGATCCAAAAGATAAACCACCTAGCATAGACGATATGTTAAACGCAATGAAGGACGCATTTAAATAATGGAAATTAACCCTATACTATTCTGGAACTTAATACTGACACTCGTTATAGCTCCTGCCTTTTGGACATTCAGAGGCTTAATTACAGAGGTAAAGCGCATAGACATACTTGTAAACAAGACTAGAGAAGAGTACGCTTCAAGAGATGACGTTAAAGAAGAGATGAAAACAGTACACGAAGCTATGCACCGTATTGAAGACAAGTTAGATAAGTTATTGATTAAAGGTTAAAATAAATGGAAGCACAAATCCCTATGCGTAAATTTGCAGGGTTTACCCCACAGCAAGTTGCAATGATGTTAGATAAAAAAGGCTTAGACTTTGGAAGCCCTGCTGCAGCAAGATATTTAGCAGGAATGACAAGAAAAGCCGAACAAGTAGTAAATGCTAACAGGGGTATGTACATACAGAAGTATCAAGAAGGAGGCTCAGTCGTAGGATCTCCTGCTCAAACAAAAGCTAATCTAAATACTGCACAATCTAGGATGGCTGAAGAACAACAGAAGCTATCAACCCTTCAACAACAACTAGCAATGCTACCTACAGACGGTAGTGCTGACCAACAGCGTAGTCTAGTAGTTTCCCAAATAAATCAACAAAACGCTAAGATGGCACAGGCACAGGCAGGTCTTGCAGGTGCGTCTTCTGCCTTTGGTGTCTCTGCTACTCCGACAGCAGCAGAAGCTGTAGGCATGACTATTTCTACACCTACAGAAGGTGTTACTCCTATACAAACACAGCAAATAGCTCCTGACACAGCACAGGATATTGCTACAGGCACAGGACAGCTTGGTGTTGCACCCACTACACAAGTTACAACTGGACAAACAGCACAAACTGCTGCTCCTACTCCTACTACAGCAGCCCAAGCTACAGCAGCAGGTACAGCAGAAAACATAGCAGCACTAGACATACAAAAAACACAAGGTCAAGTTACACCTCAAGCTTTACTCGATGCAGCACAGCAAGCTCCTGCTCAGTTAGCCGTACAAAACGTACAAGCTGCTGAAACACAAGGTACACAAATAGTATCTCCTGCAGCTAGACAGCTTCAACAAGGAGAAATGATACAAGGAGCAGCTAATGCTCAAACAGCCGCACAGTTTACGGAAGGTGTAGAAGCTGCAACAGGTGCGCCATCTACTGCTGCAACTGTTCAAGGACAGCTATCTACTCTAATGACCCAGTTTGAAGGTGGTCAGCCTCCTGCATGGGCTGCAGGTGCTATACGAGCAGCAACTACAGCTATGGCTCAAAGAGGAGTATCAGCTTCATCTATGGCAGGACAAGCTATAGTACAAGCTGCAATGGAGACTGCTTTACCTATAGCTATGGCTGATGCTCAGACAACGGCACAGTTTGAAGCTGCTAATCTTTCTAATAGACAACAAAGAGCTATGCTTGCTGCTCAACAAAGAGCTACCTTTATGGGTATGGAGTTTGACCAACAGTTTCAAGCTCGTGTTCAAAACGCATCTAAAGTATCCGATATAGCGAATATGAACTTCTCTGCTGAACAACAGATAGCTTTAGAGAACGCTAGGCTTGCTCAAACTGCTGATCTTAATAATTTAAACAATAGACAGGGAGTTATAATGGCTCAAGCTGCAGCTATGTCTCAAGCTGATATGTCCAACTTAAACAACAGACAACAAGCTGCAGTACAGAACGCTCAGAACTTTCTACAAATGGATATGGCTAATTTAGAGATGTCACAGCAAGCTGATATGTTTAGAAATCAGTCTATGGTGCAGTCTTTGTTTAGTGACGCTGCTGCTAATAATGCAGCTTCTCAGTTCAATGCTACTAGTGAAAATCAAACTAACCAGTTCTTTGAGAACTTAGCAACTACAGTAGGGCAGTTTAACTCTTCTCAAACTAACGCTATGGAGCAGTTTAACGCAGGAGAAACTAATGCTTTAAGTAAATTTCAACAGGAGATTAATAATCAGCGAGATCAGTTTAATGGACAAAACCAACTAGTCATAGCACAAGCTAACGCTAGATGGAGACAGCAGTTAGCTACTATAAACAATCAAACTGCAAATGAAGCTAACAGACAAAACGCTCTACAAGCTAACGGTCTTACACAAAAAGGTTTAGACGAAGTGTGGCAGAAAGAGCGTGACCTTATGGCTTACGCATTTGCTTCTGCTGAAGCTGCTGCTGAAAGAAGACAAAGACTAGTGGAAGCTAACTTAAATGCTGAACAAGCAGGAGATACAGCTTTTAGTTCTGCGCTAGGGCAATTTGGTAGTGCTGTTGTAAGTGGTATGTTTCAATATGGACTTCCATTTTAAAGTATAAAAGGTGAAATAATGGCTATAGATCCAATCTTAAGAAAAAACAATCTTAATAGATTAAGAGAAGCAGCTTTTTTTGCTGCTACTAAAAATGTAGTGGATGAAGAAGGTGATAAAGTACAAGCTGTATCAGGTATAATGGCAAAAGCTCCTGAAGTTAAAGACACTAAAGAGATAAAAAAAGTTACATCTAAAGTGCAAGAAGCATTAGAGAAAGTGTACGAGATGGAAGCTAATACTATGGGTGCTGATGTTGCAACTACAGACTACGTTGTTCAAGCAGGAGACACATTAACAGACATAGCTGAAAAAACCAACACAACAATAGGTCAAATGTTAGCTTTAAATGATATGAAAGATAAAGATAGGTTAGCTGCAGGTGACGTTATTAAAGTACGAAAGGTAGCTGATTTAAGTCTAATACCTGACATACTAGATACGTTACAAAACCTTGGTGGCTCTGGTCTAGGACAGCTAAGAGAATTAGGTCCATTAATACAACCTGCTTATGACCAGATGAGAAACATATTTAGGAAAACATAATAATGCAAGAAGTTAATACATTTACAGCACCTATTGCAGGGCAATCACTAACTACAGAGCCTAAAGGCTACGCTTGGGAGCGTCCTCCTGAGATGAATGAAGTCTCTGATGTTATGAATTTTTACATAACAAGGTTAGGCGATCAAAGAGTTATGGATGACGTATTTACTGCATTAGACAATGGTTTCCCATTAAGTACTATGGTAGATAGTATACTTGGTGTAGGTGTTATGGAAGGTATGCACACTGTAGATGCAAGTCTTATAGTGTCACCTGTAATACATGAATATATTTTAGCTGCTGCTCAAGTTGAAGACATTAATGTTAAAGAGCATCCAGTTCAAAAACAAGACAGCGATAATGAAACTAATGAAGAAGTATTTAAGAATATATTGCGTAAATCAATAGACGAAGCTTCAGAAAAAGATGCAGGTACAGACTTACTTGAAGAGGTAGCGGAAATGCTAGAAGATAAGCCAAGTCCTGATGAACAAGCAGAGATGGCTAGTGGTGTTGAAATGGTTACAGATGAACAAAAAGAAGATCTAGCTATGGAACAAGAAGAAATGCCTATGGAAGAGCCACCTAGAGGCTTAATGGCTAGGAGAAGATAGATGGGTTTTGATGCACAAGCTTTTGCTACAGCTTTTTTAGAAGGTCAAGCTGCAGATATAAAAGAAAGATTTAAAGAAGCTAAAACAGAAAGTGATCGCAGAAAAGAATTAGCTCGTACTGCAGGTATGACCCAGTACAGAAAACGTAAGACACTAGCAGCTAAGTATTTACAATGGGCTAACTCTTTAAAATCAAAAGGCATGGATGATGATAATTTAAGCTACCTTGCTAGTAATCCGTCAGCGTTAGCTACTGTCTTTGATTCTGTTAATAAGTTTGAACAAGAGCATGGTAGGTCTATGAAAGCAAACAGACTTAATGAGCTTATTACTTTAACTAATGATTATGCTTCTCCTGTTGATGATAATGGATTTGCTTTAAAATTACCTCAACAGATAGAAAGAGCAGCAGGTCTTTACATGCAGAATTATACACCTGATCCACAACAAGATGAAGATAATATGCTACAATCCGTTTTTGGTTTCAATGCGAAAGACAGAATTGATGCACAGTTAAGAGAACGGACAGAGATTGATAACTTAACTACATATGACTTATATCAGATGGGTACTACAGGTGACTACACTCCTGATGAGATGGCTAATATAAATATAAACTATAGTGAATTGCCTTCTGCTCCTTCTGCCACTGAAAACGTCCTACAAACAGAAACATTTAACAGATTACTAAAAACTGCTGTTGTAAAAGACTACAATAGAGTATTTAAAGTAGTGGATAACTTTGATGGTACTGCAGAAGAAGCACTGGCAGCAGGTGTTATAGATCAACAGGATTTTAACTTATTAGATTTAGGTAACAGAGTTGTTATATCTGAAGATACAGAAGATAAGATATTAACAGGCTACACTACTGGTCAGTTAACTGACTTATATGGTACGCAAGCAATGATGCAGATAGCAGAGTTGTACCCTAATTGGGAAAGTAATAATGAGTTAAAAGCTCTTGCACCAAACCAGTTTGAATCTACTGTAGAATTAATAGAGCAAAGAAGAGGATTACCTGTAATATCTGGCACATCTTCAGAAGATTATAATGCAAGTATAGATGTACTAATAAGAGAAGACAAATTAAAAGCAGGTAGTAAAGTATACCTAAAAGACTTATACATGACAGCAGACGTAACCGAGGATGACGTTGATAGAGCTAAAGGTACTAAAGATGTTTTACCGTCTACAACAGCTATAATGTCAGAGGGTAAATACAAATACGCACAAAAAGACCCAGAAGAATTAATGGCTGATACGGATGAAGAAGAAGTTAAAATACTAGAAACACCAGAGTCTAACTTAACTTCAATATTTAACAGAGCAGAACCTGTTAGTTCTGCGAAGTCTGCTAGAATTAAAATGCCTGATTTATCTGATGCTGAAAAGGCTAGTATTTCTAAACATATTGAAACTCTTAAAAAAGAGTATGAGTATTATAAAGAAAATTCTCCTTCATCCTCTGGAACAAGAAAAGGTATTAAGTACAAAGGAACAAGCTATTTTGGCTTTGACCGCTATTTAAGAACTAAGTTAATAGAAGAGTATCCTAACATTGACGTAAGGATTCTAGGACAGTTTGCAAAAGACTACGGTAAATAAACATGGTTAAACTAAACAAGCCTATGTATACAGGTGTAGATACTTTTCCATCCATGCCTAGCACACCTCCAGTTTTCCCTGACAGTAATGAAGACCTACCTAAACTATCTCCTAGTGATTTAGTGGAGGATCAGGATTCTTTACGCAAAATAAAATCATATATGAAAAGTCGCTACGGTGTAGGTGAATTTGATGACGCTACTGACAAAGAAGTAGTGGATAAGTTTGTAAACAAGATGAGGCGATTTAGGTCTGGTCAATCTGTTGTTACTTTAGGTGAAACAACTTGGTTAAGCAGAGCTAGTGAAGAAGACAGAATGATTGCAGCTAATGCTTACAATACGTTTGACAGACTAGGTAATGTTTTTGGCGACCAGAATACTTTTTTAGAAAAAATAGATGGTGTAGGTGATTATCTTAGAGCAGCTATTGTAGACCCTGTTAACTTAGTTAGCTTTGGAGCAGGACGTTTTTTTGCAGGAGTAGGAGCTAAAACAACAGCTAAAGTAGTACAAGCTTCTGCTTTAAATTTTATGAAAAAACAAACAGCATTAGGTGTAGGAGAAAAAGAGGCTAAAAAAGCTACTGCAGACTTTGTTAAAAAAGCTATAGCTAACTCTGCTGACAAGAAAGAAGTTATTGGAGCAACAGCAACAGACACACTTTTAAGCATGGGCATTGATGTAGCATACCAAAACGGTATGATAAAATCTATGCAACAAGAAGACTATAATGGCTTGCAAACAGGTCTTGCAGCGTTAGGAGGTCTTGTTGGTGGTAGCGTTGCTGCAGCTTCTGTAGGAACTAGAAAAGTTACTAAAGATACGCATTTAGCTCCTACAAGGGAGCTAGAAGGTAAGTATAAAGCGTCACAAAAAGCTTTATTAAATAAGTCAGGAAAAGCATTTAAGGATAGTGCTAAAGCCCTGTCACAAGAGCTTATTAAAACTAGAGCTAAAAGAGGCATGGACCAAAAAATAGAGCGAGGAAACCTAGAAGAAGAGTTTTTCTTGCGGTTTTTATTTGGAAACGATGATCCAAAACTAGGTCAAGTATACAATGGTTTTGTTCCTAACTTATTTGAAAGTGGTGTAAGATGGCAGGGCAGGGATCGTGATGGTCCTATTACACAGTGGTTAGCTAGTACTATCCAAGGTAATGCTGACATAAGAGCTTTTGGTGAAGTTTATAGTATATTTGAAGAAAACTTTAAATTTACAGGGTTAAAAGGTTTAATACCTGATTATAATAAAGCACTTCAAGATTATGCAAGAACTGGATCACTTTCTACAACTAAAAAACTAGGCAACGCTAAAGTTAAAGGCTACGTAAGTAAAGAAGTATCTGATTTAACAGAAGAAGAAAAACTTAGATTTTTTGCTGATCGTATGTCTTTTATGGCTAATAGGGCAGGTAGATTTATGAAGGGTTTGAGCCAAGCTGCACTAACTATGAGAGCCAGAGGCAAAATAGATGATATAACCATGCAGGATATAATTGATGACGTAGGACTTGATAATATGGTTTCTGATGTAGCTCGTAAAACACTAGATGTAGCTCAATATGTACAGAACTTAGTTATAAGAAACATAGTTACTCATCCTGGAACTACAGCATTGAACTTAACTGGTTGGAGTGGCTATTCATTTTTACAAACAACTACAGACTTAATAAAAGCTGTTCTATATACTCCTACTCTAGCTATACCTCAATTAAACAAGTTAGACAGAGATAAAAAGACTACCTACATAAAAGGTTTAGCCACAAACCAAGTTAGGAAGTTAAGAAATCTTTTTGACCCACAGACTACTATTGAAGCATTAGAATCGTATATGACGGTGCGACATAAAGAAATGCGTGATCTTATGCGTTACAGAACAGGCGGTGTTGAAAGTGCGGAGTTTGCTAAAAAACAATTTAACTTTGACCCTAAAGAAAACCCTTTTGGGTTAGCTGCTGAAAAGTACACAGAGTTTATGCAACAATTATTCGCAGTTAAAGGACAAGATGTTCTTACTAAGTCTGTAGAGTTTTTCTATAACTTAGATAAAGGCATAAGAAAAAGATACGGACAAAGCTACAATGATTTTGTAGATAGTAAAGATGTATTTACAAAAATGAGTTCGGCTGAATATGTAAAATTAGAGGCTGAAGCTGTAGATAGAACTTTAAAATCTGTGTTCTCTAAAAAGTTTGGTGATGTAGGCAAAGCTGACTTTACTAACCCTGTTAAGGCAGGAGCATTTTTAATGGAAGAGTTTAGAAAAGTACCCCTTGTCGGTTTGACTATGCCGTTTGGTCAGTTCTTTAACAACACTATAGCGTTTATGTATGAGATGTCTCCATTAAATGCAGGTCTTAATTTTTATAAAATGTTTGCTAGAGATAAAATGGATGAAGCAGGAAACGTAATTAGCAGAGCTACCACTAGAGAAGATGGTCTTGAAAGCGTAATAAAGTCTTCTATAGGAGGAGCTTTAGTAGGAGCTTACGCACTAAGAGAAGAGAAAAACTTATCAGAAGGATTGGCTTGGTATGAGGACAGAGATGATAGCACAGGAGAAATAAGAAGTTATCAATACGACTATCCTTACTCTGCTTTTAAAATGGCAGGTAGAGTTGTAGCTCACATGAAAAGAGGAGAAGGTGTTCCTAAAGAAATAATGACAACTATAGGAGATCAATTTCTACTAGGGCAAATGACCAGACAGCTAGGAACATATGAGAAGGGTGTCTATAATTTACTTAACGCTACTTTTAACGGAGACTTTATGTTAGCTAAAGATGAAGCTGCAAGAGTGATAGGATCATCCGTGTCACAAGTAGCATCTGGTGTAACTAGACCACTAGAGCCTTTCAATGTAGCCTTTGCAATGACAAGACCAGAAGAATATGAAGGTATTGATAGAAGACAAGGTAGTAGAGTTTTAAATGACTCAATGCGCTACGTAGAAGACATAGCTAAAGGTTTAGGTTTAGAATTAACACCTGAGAAACACAGAGCTTCAACAAAAGAAAAAGCTAGAGTTCAAGCAGGTAAGCTAGTAGGTTATAGGGAAGTTCCTAAACACAGCCAAATAGAAAGAATGTTTAATACTATAGGAAGACCTAATTGGAGAACAGGTTTTTACTCTAAAGTACCTGAAGCTGATAATAGGTTAAATCAAGTTGTGTTTAAATATTTAGAAGATGAAGCTAATAGAATACTTAAAACAGGAAACTTTTCTAAGATGTCTTTGAAGCAAAGAATAGAAGTCGTAGGTAAAGTAGTGTCGAGGGCTAGAGAATTAGCTAAAAGAGAACTAAGAACATCACCTATAAGGGAAGACAGAAAACTAAAAGTTATGTTTGATATATCTAAAAATAAAAGTAAATCTGAAGTATCAAAATACTTAAAAGCTTTTACATCAACAGGAGAAATGTCTGATTTAAGTCTCCAAGAGCTTCTATTACTAAAAGAGATGATAGAAAGAGACAGGAAAGCAGCTAAGAGAATAGTCCTTAACTAACGTCCATAGAACTCAGTCACAGCTTTATTAGTAGAATCAAATAGATACCAACAACAGTTATCCTTGCCTGTCATCTTACTATCAGGTATCCACTTCACCCTTCCAACACTAACAATCTTAACGAGCCAATCCATGTAGGGTTGGCTTTGCTTTGTGTGACACCAATCAGCATCAAATAGCAACCAAGTAGGACACTGCATAGCGAAATGATCTATGGCTAGATGCAATATACTCCTAGTCCAAGGTGGGTTTGTGATTACAAATGTTGTTGCATTAGTTGGAGGAGTAGACACCTTAAACATATCTTTAGTTTGTATCCACTCTTGTTGAGGCTCAATGTCACTGTACACTACACCCTTACCTTTAGTGTGCTTATTTATCCATTTAACTAAAGCTCCATCACCTGCACAAGGCTCTAAGTAATAGAATTTAGTTTTAGGTAAATGCTCCACTAAAGGTAAAAATGCTTCTTCAGGTGTAGGGTAAAAGTCTCGTTCAATCCTGTCGAAGTTGCTTCTCTTGCCCATCTCTTGTCTTCCTGTTCATAAAGTCATCTGCTTCTTGTTGTAAGCTACTAGTTTCTTTAGTCTTCTTGTCTTTATAGAATTTCTCAACCTCTCTTCTAAGTTTCTCTTCTTCTTGTTTCATTGTCTATGACCCTTTGCAGTCTCTTAAAATAGGCAGCATTGAAGCCACGCTCCCACTCACGGTGTCCGTTTGTGTGTGTCTTATAGGGATTAGGTTTAAGATTTATGCCTGAGTTATCCATATAACCTTTCCAAAAGACATTAAAACCTCTATCGTATGCACTTTTCATATTAAGCTCCTATATCTACTATTTCACAGATGTCACCAGTACAAGCGAATGTCTGATTACCTGCTGTTGTGTCTACTTTTTCATATTCAGATAGCTTTGACCAGTTAATGCTGTCAGGCATCATCTCTTTCATTATACCGTACTCACCTTCCGTACACTCTTGATATGGTGCTTGTTGATACGAATGGTCTGAGTGTGGCAAGAATGATACACCTGACATCTCATCGAAGTGTTCAAAGACAAACGCACCAACTTCCATCCACTCGTCATCTCTTACAGAAACCGTCACTGAAGGCTTATGTTCACACCAGTGCCTCTGGTACGTCAGCCACATTTCTAGCTGCTGTACGGCTGTTAAATCGGCTCTGACAACGCTTCCTTCAGGAGACTTAACAGGGAAGCTAAATACAGTCGTGTCATTAGGCTTAGTAACGTCAGGTTCAGATGGTATACCTTGCTCTATCATAAACTGTGTAAGTGGATCTTTGTTGTCACCTCTTACAGTTCTAATATAGTACTTACTGTGTCTAGCGTGTATGCCTGATGCACTGTCCACTAGTTGTGACACTGTGCCACTAGGTTTAACACAAGTTATAGCAGCAGACATAGGTACTCCTAGCTTCTGTGACCACTCAGCATTAGTCTTAATAGCTACGTTACGCAAGTGTTCTAACGCTTGCTCTAAGCCATTTTTAGTGCCGTTAGTTAAAGGGTTGTCCATGATACCTGTAAGAGATACACCTAACAGTCTTTCTTCTTCTGTGTTGTGCTTCCATATCTTCCTTAGATAAGGAAAGTTAGTCAATGTAGATTGCACTGTACCTAGTATAGTAGCAAGCTCAACCTTTCTAGCTAACGTATCTATATTATCTTCTGCTCTAACTACAACTTCTGTCAAGTTACAGAACTGGTAAGGTCTAAGTATAATCTCACTGCAAGGGTTAGTACCGAACTCATGGTTAGAATCTCTGCGTCCATGCTTCTCGACTTGCTTCTTAGCTGACACTCTGTTGAATATGCCTCGCTCACCTGACTTAGATTCAACTAAACTAGACCACTCCCTAAGAAATGTCTCACCGTCAGGCTTATCAGTGTAAGCTACTGAGTTGTTACTTAGAGCCATGTGTGGTGCGTTTTCCCACCACTTGCCTGACTTAGCGTGTCTCATTCGTATGTCACTCAGGTTAGATAAACTAATCATAGCTGATCGTCTAACACCACCTACAACTACAATCTCACCTATCTTACACATTAAAGAGTGACAATCGTAGCTAGAAAGCTTACGTCCTATGTTAGCTTTAAACATATTAACTGTGAAGTTAAACAGATCAACTAGAGGTGCAGGTCCACTTGCCCTACCACCGAATATCTTTAGCCTAGCACCTGCAGGTCTAACTTTAGATACATCCCATGTAGGTATCTCACCCATGTAGAGATGTCCTATTACTTTCCGTAGAGCCTTTGCCCAACCTTCTTTGCTGTCAGCTACTACTATAGTTGTATCGCACTCTTCTAACTCGTTAGGTATGTCAGGTAGCTTATTTACATACTGCCTCTCTACAGAAAAGCCTACACCTGTACCACATAGTAGTATATACATAGCTTCATCAAAAGACTTAGGATCATCTACAGGGAGGTAACTACAGTTATATCCTGCTGTGTTATCTCTGTCTAAAGCTGCTCCTGCTGTCATTAAGGCTCTCATACTAGGCATAACGTCTAGCTTATGTATAGCATCCCACAATTCTTCAGGTGTATCGTAATCTAAACCTGCTCTGTCAGATATATAATCTACATAGCGAGATACAGTCTCACTCCATGTTTCTCTCTTTTGTTCTTCATCTAACCATCTAGCGTAACGAGATGTTGCAATAAAGTTTTGATAGTCTGTTGGTAATGCGTTATTCATGGCTTGTCACCTTTATGTTTTTAATTTCTACTCCATCTGCGTCAAACATTAATGTTTCTATTAGTTCTTGTACACTTTCTGTTTGACCATCTTCATCAATAGATAGTACGTTCTCTTCAGGGTCTACCTCTAATGTCATAAATACCTTGAACTTCATGCCACTAAATCCTTTAAGTCAGGAGGCTCATAGTTTGGTCCTTTTAAGACTTTACCATCTTCTCTGTATATAGGTTTACCATCTTCTCCTAGCTTAGACATATTACTAGCGTGTACTCTGTTAAAGGCTACTTGTAAAGGAAGCCCAAAAGCTACAGCCATACCAGATATAACGTATTGTAGGTCACACAGTTCTTTCAATAAGTTTTCTCGTACTTCTAGTTTAGGCTTTCTACCTCTAGCTAAAGCTATAGACACTTGGCTCATCTCTGACATTAACTCTGTAAACTCTTCTACTATTAAGCTTCTGCGTAACTCCATACCATCTACGGTCATCACTTCATCTACAGGATGCCCAAAAGCTGAATGAAATTCTTGTAAGCTGTCTTCTCGTGATTTATAGTGCATGTTCATTTATTCTCCTTTTCTGTTACTAATCTATCTAAATACCACTGTGCCTTCTTCAAGTCCTCAACACCACCTTTATATCGGTATCGCCAAACATATTTCAAGATGTTACCTTGTAAATAATATTCGTACCCTTCATCCGTAGCGGCATGAATAGCATCAATACATTCTACGTTAGCTTTATTGTAATGTGGAGGGCTATTAACCATATCATCAGTCTCGTCCATTTTTCTTCTTCCAATCTACATGTATTACGTTATCTTTTATTCCTGTTATTAACGGTGTGTCTTTTACCTCTGCACCTGTGTCATCATATATAGGAGCTAACGACCCATCTTCAAGTAACTGCGTCCTTTTGTCTCTAACCTTCATTAAGAACTCATCTTCTGTCTCTAGTAATGGTACAGTAGCTGTAACTAATGTTAGCATCTCTAGCATCAGGTATCTTGTTCGCTCATCCCAATCATTGTCAGAGTTGTATAGTACTCTTATGCCTACATGTCCTGAAAATTCTCCGTCTTCTTCGTCTTCTGTAGGAGTAAAGAGTATAACGTATTCGTTTTTATCTATCTCCATTATATTGCCCTTTTCTTTTTGAAGGGAAGAACCCCTAGTTGTATTTGTTTTTTTCTTTCAGTCAACCATTTTTGTGGAATAATTCTATGTGCATATAAAAAACCATTCTTTTCGCACCAATCTGAGTATCTACTTTTAGCTTTCTTATATAGTTTAGCATTAGCATTACTAAAGACAAAACGTATATCTAACTTAGGGTACTGCTTCTTAATGCAGAGATGCTTTCGTCTATCTTCTGAATCAAACATACCCTTTGTCTCAATTATTATTCCGTTGTCTAAAATAAAATCAGGAGTGTAATGCCTGTACCTAAGATCTTCCCACTCTATCTTCAGAAGTTCATACCTTAGTTCTTTCTGGCACGACTTCAGGAAAGCGGCAATCTCTTTTTCCAGACCACTCCTGTATCTAAACTTGTTATGCTTACGCATCTTTTAACTGCGTGTAGTAAACTGTTGGTGGAAACCTAGACTTAGAGACTTTAGAAGGCAGGGCTTGTATGTTATCCCAACACTTCTCTTTATAGGCACAGAAGCCACACTCTACTCCTAGCTTTCTATTACCACTAGGCTTGCCGTAGTAAGTCTCATCTTCATCTTCGTAGCATCTCTTAAAAGGTTCGTCTTTCTCAAGATACTCTATAGTGTCTTCTATTTTATTTATCTCTTCATCTACGTTTAGGTTCTCAGCTTCTACATACTTAAAGTTTCCTGTGTTCTTGTTTATTACCCACCAACCACCAACGTCATTGTCTGACGCTTTAGCGTATCCTGTTAGTTGGGCTACATAGCCAAAGCTATCTCCTGCTTTTAGTGTACTGAAGTCTTTAAACTTATTTTCGTAAGACCAAGAAGAAGCAGACTTTATATCGTCAACTTTACCATCTAACACCATGTCGTATTCACCCTTTATGTTAGCGTGTTTAGTTTTTAATACAACCTGTCCACTATCTTCAAAGTCTACTTTAGCTGCTCTCATCACACCCTTAAAGACAGCTTCAACTATATCACCTAGTAGCATGTTTATTAGGAAGTGCGAAGGTAGAGGCTCTTTGCCTTCTGAGTCATTTTTATCAAACCAAAGTTGACATTTCTTTCTTCCTATATTCGACATACGAAGTCTAAACTTATCTCTAGGCGAACCTCCTGAGAACTGCCGATCCACTGCTTTCTTAACGTCATCAGCTATTTTATCAAGGATAGATTGATCCACTTCAGCCTTACCTTTAACTGCTTGCTCTAAGAAAGAATGTATCGCCAGTTCTGCAGGATGGTTCATGCTACTTACTCCTCGTCAATTTCAACTATTGAGCCTACAATATCGGAGTCTTCTTGGGAGAGAACCTCCTTATTGTTTTCTGCCCAGTAGTTAAGAACCATAGAGTTAGTAGCTTCCACCCACTCAACAAAGTTATTCAAGACCTCCTGATCGTCAAGAGTAACTTCAACAGACTTACCCAATTTAGCTTGGATAACACCATAGGTAGCTCCTGTAGGAATACTCTTTACTTCACCAGATAACAATATTTCAAAATGTATTGGTAATCTATTCTTCTTTTGAATAGTATTGTAAATAGCATCCATGTTTTTGTAGCTTTCTCTGTTCTTTACATTCATAAAGAAAGGGAACTCTTTTACATCAACAGGCTCACCGTTTTCGTCCATTGGTTTGTCGAGTGTACACAAGCCAAACATCACTTTGACTCGCTTGGTCTGACGCATGAGTTCCTGTGTCTTGGAGGGGAGAGCCTTGAAATCCTCAACGTAGCCTGAAGGTCTACCACAGTTATATCCACCATAGTTATCCTTTAAGTCTTGGTTAAGCGATTTCGCCAACACAGTTTTCAACATGCGTCCTTCCTTACCTTCATCACTTTTATAGTTTCCATCCCATCTTTGGAACTGAAACCTTTGCATAAAAGGTCTGATGGTAACTGTAGGACTGTAGTACATACTACCGTCAGGAAAGGTCACAGAGTAAGAAGAAGCTTTAATAACTGCAACCTCCATGTCCTCACCGTCTACATTCTTAGTACCCATAATAGGCTGATGTATTTGTTTAACTTCAGCCAAGGCTGACCTTGAAGTACCACTTGATTGTGACACTCCCATAATATCAGCTAATGCTGAAGGGTTACTTTCAATTACACTTAAATTATTTTCCATTTATTGTTCCTTTCCTGAATTAAATATTAATTTACCTCTGTCATCTGAATATGTCTCTAAGTCTTTTTCAAGCTGTGCTAAAAAAGCATCTTTCTTTTTTCCCCACTCAGGATCATACGCAGAATATTTACTCTTTAACTCCATCATGTATGAAGAAAAAAGTTGTTTCCCAAAAAAGCCGTGTGGATCACTGTTCTTATTTACTTTCATACGTTCCACATCATTCACAATATCTAGGACTACATCTATAGCAAGCCGTAAAGTATTTACCATGTAGGAATGAAATTCTTTATCGAAAGAATTGTTTTCATCCCACATTAAGTGTGTTGTAAAGTTTTTATCTTCCTTTACTTTAAATATAACAGAATAGGAATCTCGTAATTCTTCTTCTGTCATTGGTTTAGGTTCTTTAGCAAAAGTATCCATATAGTTTTTACTCCTTTTTTAAGTAAGTTAATGATTCGCATTATACACTAAATATCAACAGTGTCAAGCCAATTATTACCCATCTTAGCTTCTAGTAACATTGGCACGTTAATATCTATATCGTAGTACGATTCAATTATGTCAGACAACTTGTCATTTATTTCTTGGATTATCCCCAAGACTGCTTTCTCCTCAGATGGATGGACATCTATCACCACAGAATCGTGAACTGTGTTTACTAGTAGACTATTTAATCCGTCTATATCTAAACGCTTCTCTATCTCTAGGAGTACGATAGGAACTATATCTCCTGTAGCAAAGCCTTGTACAGGGTAGTTCTTAATCATAGTGAAATGAGAAGGGTTGCCATTAGTCCTTCTCTCTACATCAGGAAACGCATATTGTCTTCCTGAAGGTGTAGTTATTTTGCCTAAGTTAATAGCTTCATTGCCTAGCTTCTTGTGCCACTTAGCTATCCCCTTATACTTAGATGTAAAGTGAGTGTAGTACTCAGCCTCTGCTTTACTCCTGCCGTACCCTGTAGCTCCGTACAACGGTGCAAAGGTATGAGCTTTAGCTTCTTGTCGTGATGTTGGTTGACCTGCATCAGATATAACTTTAGCTGTATAGCTATGAACATCAAAGCCTGTCTCAACTTCTTTCATAGCTGTCTGGTCTTGAGATAACAAAGCGGCAACTCTAAACTCTAGCTGTGCAAAGTCAGCCTCTATAATCTTACCTCCATTCCATCTGGATACAAATACTCGCTTAACAGGGAACGTACCTCCTCTAGGCATATTCTGCATGTTAGGGTTTCGCCCTGAGAACCTGCCTGTAGCTGTAACGTGCTGAGTTAAACCTACATGGAGTAACCCATCAGGCTTAGTGAAGTTGTGTATGCCTTCAACAAAGCTAGATAAGTAACTGGAGATAGCACTCTGACGCTTTAAATCAGACAGGAAGTCGTATGCTGTGTCCATGTTCTTACTCTTAGCGGCTGACATAAGCGTTTCTAAGTTGCCTTTACTGGTAGTAAAACCATTGGCACTCACCCAATCCTTAGATGGAGGTGCAAAGCCTAGCCCTGCCATAGTGCTAGTTTCAGTGTACAGGTATCCTTTAGCTTCACATGCGTCACACTTAGTAGGCTTGGCAAAAGGCTTCCCATCCTTTCTAGTCTTACGCACCTTGCCAGTGCCATTACACTTTAAACATGTGTGTGCCTTAGTTCGCATCATCATGTCACTATTAGACTTGTATGCTGATAGAAACTCATCCTTAGTGTTTACATAATCAAACAACACAGCCCATTCTTTTTTGTTCCGTACCTTCCTAGAGTATATTACTTGGCTAACTTGTTCTGGTGAGTTAAGGTTGATAGGAGTGTCACCCATAATAGTTTTTACTGTAGTGTTTAATCTCTGTTCTATCTCTGCTAGTTCTGTCTCAAACTGCTTTCTCACTTCAGCTAGGGCATCTTTGTCTATCTTAAAGCCACTCATGTACATCTTAGTAAGGGTCTTACAAACGTCATTGTTTATATCCCTAACTCCAAGTAGAGACTGTGCCTCTGGAGCTTCATACTCTTTCTCTAACCTATGGTACAGACATTTAGTTACATACAGGTCTTGCTCTAAGTAACCTGATAACTCAGCCAATGGTATCTCATTAGTGTTATATCCGTCAGCAAAGTATTTCTTTAGAGTGTCTTGCTTCTGGTAGCCTAGTTCATACCTATCTGCACAAGCCTCAAGAGATACAGAGTTCTTTTGTCCTCTTTGTAATAAGTATTCAGCTAACATGGTATCGTACACTGTGCCATCGTACTTAAACCCACATGCCCACAACCACTGTAAGTCGTGCTGTAAGTTGTGTCCTATCAGGAGTGTCGTTTTATCTAGTACAGCCTGTAGTTGTTTCCTTTGCGAACCATCAGTGTCTTGCTTCTCAGTGTGGTCATAAGTAAACACATGAGGTTTGCTACCCTGTGCATTAAGAACACCCACTTGAGTTAGAGTGTTAGATGGCTCAAAAGGGTCAAGATGATTCTTACCATCTCGTTTTGTTGTAGTGTTCTCTACGTCAAGTATTAGCTTCATGCTGTAAACCTAGCTCTTTCTCCATCTAACTGAACAGTGACAACACCGTGCCATCCACCTTTAAGCTTATTCTTAGCTATAACTATGTGCCGTTCTGTATCTTCATTTTCTTGTCCTTCTATAGTAGGGTTCTTACTGATAAGTAGCATCAAGTCTGACTCAGATGCCTTGCCTGTCTTACTACCTTCAAGCATAGATTGATCTACCATAATTTTACCTTCAGCTTCTGCTGATAGTTGTGACATCCACAGAATTGCACAGTTATATTGTTTAGCTATGTTTCTAGCGTGTATAGCTGATTCTTTTAAGTATATGTCAGATCGTTCTCCTGTTCTGTTAGCAAACTTATCTCCCATATCTAACACTACTACGTCAGGTGTAGTAGCTTTAACTACTGCCTCAACCCAAGCCATATCTTTTCCTGTTGTATCCTTAACGTATACATTGTCTTTAACTGGCTGATACCTAGCTGAAGCTAATGAGACATTTTGACGCACCTCATCCATACTCATATTTGTAGCGGCTGAAAGATACCTAGCTCCAACCCTATCATATGCTTCTTCATTACATAAGATAATACACTTAGCTCCTTGCTCTGCAAATCCATCTTTAGAAGCTATCAATGATGCGTGGAAGCTAGTCTTACCTGTGTTAGGTCTTGCTCCTATTAGAACTAAATGTCCTCCACTAATACCCTCCACCTTTCTCTGCAAACTAGGTATGTTAAACTTCCACTGGCTCTGTATAGCGTTAGCTTTAAGTAGTGTGTCTATGCTCATATCTTCCCACTCAACATTTAGGTTAGGTAAAAAGTTATCGTGGTAGTCGTTTAGTAATACTCGTAATGGTTCTAGTGTACTCTTGTCACCGTTAACGTAGTCAAAACCTAAGTTGGCTATTTCCTCGCCTACCATCTGTTGAAACAATTTAGAAAATACTTGCTTAGATATGTCCTGACACATAGGCTTCTCCTGTTCTAGTTTACTGAATAGTTGGTCATATGATTCTTTAGTAGCTGTAGTCATTGTACTGTTGCTAGTCATAAACAAACCTTGCAACTCCGATACAGTTAAGTCTTTCTCAAAGTTCTCCATTGCGTAGTCTACTGTCTGCTTAATCTTCCGTATATCTTTAGTGAACAGCTTATCTGGGCAACGTATACCCTTGTGGTCTTCATAGAAGTCCTTGTTCATTAAACTACGAATTAGTGCTAATTCCATCATGGTGTGATTCCTTCTATTAATTCATTTAAGTTTTCAGTATAGAACCATTCGTTTCTTTTTTCAACACATATTTTTTCTGCGGCTCTATGGGCTAGTATTTCTGCTCTATTCCTATCATCACAAGGAATTACTTTTACTAGCTCGTAGTCTCTATGTGGGCTACTTGTTTGGTATCCTTTACATCTATCCTCTGCATCTACTGCCTTACCTATTTTATACCAGTTTTTCCATGCAGGGTTTGTAATAACATATACGTCACCTTCAGTTTTTTTATTGTAGTTGTTCATATTAGAGAAAGCTACACTAGACCAATCTTTATAATACCCTGCTTTCCAATCTGGGTGACTTGTAGGTATGTAAACACCGTTTACCCACATCCTATCTTTATTACCTTCATCGCTATTACAATATTTACATTTATTAATACCTTTATTATACCTAGAATGTGTCCAATTTACATCTTTAACTAGTGTTTCTCCACATGTACTACACTTTTTCATTAGTTATCTCCTTTATGTTATTGATGTCGTTTTCTCGCCTGTATTTAATATCGTCTTCTAATCTGTAAGCTAAAACTGATGTCTTATCTCCACAAAAAGACTTTAACTCTTTAGTGTAACCTATTGTTTTAGTTGCAGCATCTGGATCTAAAGCTATCACTATCTTTTTAAACTTAGTTAAGTACTCCCTGTGTTTGTCGTTTAACGATGTACCCAAAATCGCTACACCTGTAACTTGAGGTATCTCTTGAGCTAGTACTGTAGCTGAGATAACGTCTTCAACTACTACAGCTACAGATGATTCGCTAGTTAGTACATGCGAATAGTAATTAGCAGTCTTGTCGTAACGTAACCACTTGGGAAAGATATTATTTAAAGCTCTACCTATAGCTCCTACCATCTTGTTGTTTTCAAAGATAGGAAACACTGCTCGTTTATCTTTAACGTCATAGTATAAACGTACATTTCGTAGACCCCACCTATTGATAAATCTTTTCATGGATGTGTTAAGAATATCTACTGTTATATACTCAGGTAATACAAAGTCTAGGCTTCTCTTTCTAGCTTCGTGGGCTAATCTCATCTTCTTTTGTACTTGCTCACTTGTCATAGTAGTCTTCACTGCTCCTTTAGTGCCACAGCTATTCCTGTAACAGTTATACACTATTGTTCCATCTAGGTTAGTCACACTGAACTTCTTGTACCCACCACAGACAGGGCAGTTAAGTGTTAAACTCTGACTAAAATCTAGGTGCAGTCCATCTATAAGCTGTTTAATCCTCTGGTTAGACATGCTTGTATTCTCCTCGTCTGGACAGGGCATTATTAGCTGATGCAAAGGTATGCTTCAAGTAAGGCTTCATAGAGTTAGGATTTGTGTGTCCACTTACAGCCATAATCTGAGTGCTGTCTACTCCTGCCTCTACCATCTCTGTAATTGCTGTCCTACGCATATCCATAGCCTGTAACTCACTAGGTAAGCCACAGACAGCCTTTACCTCATTTACAATGGGTGAGACTTCAATATTAGTATAAGGTCTGTACGCACCATTAATCGGTCTTACATGAGGAACAACGTATTCTTGGAAGCCAAAGTCCTCCTGTTGCTGTTGCAGCATTTTGTATAAATTATCCTCTATAGGAAGGTGAACCTCTGCTCTTTTCTTAGATTGTGTAAGGTCTAATCGCCTAGCTTCAAAGTTAATGTTATTCCATTTAAGCAGACGCATATCACCTACTCTTTGGGCAAACTCATATGCCATATGCACAAGCAGACCTACACTCCTCCACTTAAAGTCAGAGTATGCCGTATCTAAGAATAATCTAACTTGGTCAGGTGTCCACATAACCTGTCGTGGCTTCTGTGTCATACGTTTTACTGCTTTCATAGGGTTAATCATAAGTAACTCCATTTGCTCTGCCATATTCAGTACAACTGACAGGGTTGTAGCAGTTATATTAGCTGTCCTGACACCTCTGGTTAGCCATTCCTGATAAGCTAGTTTACAATCAGCTTTACCTAGTCTGTCTAACTTGATGCTACCTAGTGTTTTGCTTTCACTTATCTTAGTAGCTAAAGCATTGTTCAGACAATACTCGTAGTCCATCTGAGTTCTACCTCTTAAAGATCGGTACTGTGGACTACGAAAGTAATAGTCAATCATATCACTAAGGGTCTTTACTTTTTTAGTATCTTTGTTTGCCATTTTACCCAAGACTCCATGCAATGTCCGTCACCGAAAAAGAAATCTATGATCCAGACTAGGTTAGTTTTTTTGTTGCGTCTTCTCTCCCAGTTCCTAGAGGAAAAAGTTTGGTGCATTTCTCCTCCTATCAAAACATTAAAAAGAATACTAAGAGTAAGACCGACTCTTTTTATATATTCAGTAAATAATACAAAACCAAAAATATACCATGAAACAGCCTGATAGTATGCCAAGTATAATCGTTCCATATCCTTCTCCTCCTTTTTTCATTACTATTCTCCTATTTGAAATAGAACATATCTTCCATGCTCTGAGTTAAATGGTATAGCTATTCTTTCTTCTTCTACAAACTCAGGCTTAAACTTCCACCAATGCCCTTGCTTATATCTTTCAGCTACCATCTCATTAAAATCTGCATGGTGTATACTGAAAGCTACTATTACTGTTGCTAAAAATCCTTCTGCTATTCCTATCATATTAATTCTCCTTTTCTTGGTTTATTATATTGTTAAATCTATCTACTATATCATTAATTAAATCTTCTTCTTCTGCCCACTCATCAAAATCTTCATCAAGTAAGACTGATTCGTTTAGGGTATCATAGATCTCTTTCATTGTCAAACTCCCTTCTATTTATCTTTTTAGGTTTCTGTTTCTTTTTGTTAGGAATGACCATAGGACTCTTTCGCTTTTGCAACATAGCTCTAGCTACAGGATTAATTGGTTGCACTCCCATTGTTTTCTTTATCATTGTCTTATCTCATCCCATCTCTTGATGAC